CACAGAGCGCATGTTACAGCTCACTTAAACTTTATGGCTAGTAATTTTGTTAGAAATAATCCTAGCATTACTGCAGCGTTAGAAAAAAATATTATGGAACACATATCTTTAATGGCTCAAGAACAAGTTCAATTAGAGTTCCCACAAGAAATACAAATGCTGCCACAGATGCAACAAGCTGCGGTTCAAAACCCACAGATGCAACAACAGTTCCAACAAATATCTCAAAAAATAGAAGCTAGAAAAGCTGTGTTGATTGCTGATATGACTGAAGAGTTTATGACTGAAGAGAAAAAGATTACATCTCACTTCGATCATGATCCTTTATTGTCTCTTAAAGAAAGAGAAGTTGATTTAAAAGCAATGGACGCTGAACGTAAGATTAAAGAAGATGAGGCTAGAATAAAATTTTTGCAAGGTCAACAAATGGCTGAAGCAAAACTACAACAGAATGAGGATTTAGCTAATTTAAGGGCTGATACAGCCATTGAAAAATCTCAAATGTCTGCAGACGTGAAATTAACCTCAGATGCCATAAAAGCTCAAGATGTAAATGTCTTGAAAGGGCCGCTGAGATAGTGTATTAAAACTTAGGAGAAAATTATGAAGGACCCAAAAATAACAAAAGCAGTTGGAATTAACGAAGACGGTTACTGTAGTGGTGGAGTTGATATAGAAGTACCTTCTCAAAATTTGCATATAGACCCTAGAGGTAAAACAAGTTTTAGAGGAAAAGGTGTTTATGTTGCTCAAGGTGATAACGTTGAAGTTAGAGGAACTAAAAGAATGTTAGCTTCCAAAAGTAAAAAAGCTACTTGGTACTAACATGTGGATTTCGGCAATTAAATTAGCCGTTTCTGCGGGTAGTAAAATTTACGCTAACAAACAGAAAACGAAAATGGCTATGTCAGATGCTCAAT